GTATCATCTTTTTTCATGTGACTATTTGGCATCCACCCATAATGGTAATGCCTTATAATACATTCTTTTGATTGAATACATTTACCTAGTTGCATGGCTATTTCAGTAGCTTCATTATCACAATAAAAAGATTTATACTCAGGGTAATAAATGTAATTAAATCGTTTGTAATATTCTTTGCCTACAATTTCCATAGTGTTTATCCTATCTTGCCACCCATCATTAAACCACAAACTAGCGTCTAAATCTGTAGGCATAGCATCTTTGATAATACTATCCCACCCTTTGCGTTCAGCTAGTTGGTCGTCTGAAATATTAACTAATATATCCCAATTAGAATGATAGTCATTAACATCCCTATTAATAGCATCTATTTTGTTTTTTGATTCACCAAATACAATTGTCGGTGTGTATATCCTATTGCGAATAGATTTAACAAATTCAGAGGTGTTACAAGTAATGTCATTAGTATCAAAGCTAAATAACCACTTTAATTCATTTGGATTATTGGCTAACTTAATATAACTATCAATAGCCTTTAATAATTCCGCTGGTCGACCTCGACTAGTTACTTTGCACAATATTGTCATTCAAAGCATTTAAAGTTTTTGTATAATCGTTTACAATACGTGTTTTTTCCTCATCTGTAAATTTATCAGATTGGTTTACATTCTCAATCGTGTAAGTTAAATAAGTAATTACAGATGCTTTTGCTAGGGGTGGAATAATACCCATTTCTTCAGCAAATCTTTTTACTAATTTGTTTGCTCGTCTTTTATAATTCATATTGCAAATATATACTTTTTACTAAAATAGTGTACATATAAATATGATTTTAATAAATAAAGGCACAAGTAATACAGTCATTTTAACCTTATCGGAAAAAACAACTATTACCAATCCTTACTATTTATTTGTGTTTACCTCGGACGAAAAAAATACAGTAAAAAAATTAATACCTACAGATATAAGCATCAACAAATTAAGATATAACGAATTTGTAATTGTTGAGCCTACAAATGTTAGTTTAACCGCTGGGACTTGGAAGTATGAAATATACGAACAAGCTAGTAGTACTAATAAAGATACAACTGGCTTAAACCTTGTTGAAAATGGAAGAGTTGATGTTATAGGTAGCTCGACCGATGTACCACAATTTGATTATAATAAACCTAACATAAAGGTATTCAATGGCTAAATTTGAAATAATAGACCCTGAAAACAAAATTGCTTATTTAACATTCGGTGAATATAAAGCACCTGTAATGGAAAAAGATAGGGTAAAAGGCTTTGTAAAATTCGGAAAGTTAAATGATTTTCCAAATGAGTTAATACGTTATTTTAACGAACATCCTGAACACAATGCTATTGTTGGAGCTAAAGCACGTTATTTATATGGCGAAGGCTTAAAACCTACAAATGAAGCCTTACAGCAATCATTTGATTTATTTACTAATAAGATAAATAGATTTGAAACATTTGACGAATTTGGTAAAAAAATATCTTTAGATTGTGAATTGTTTAATAGCTTTTATGTTCAAGTTGTAACTAACTTACAAGGTGTGCCAATAGAGTACTTTCATTTAAATTACGCTAACTGTAGGTTAAATGAAGATAGCTCAATACTATATTACTGCAATGATTTTTCAGACCGCAAAGCCGAAGTAACGGAATATAAAAGATATGAAGTTGGTAACGAAGCTGGGACATACTTTTTAAAATTTGAGTATTACCAACCAAAGTACAACAACAAAATGCCTTATGTATTGCCTGAGTACAAAGGTGCTTTAAAAGAAATTAAATCTGATATTGATGTAAGTACTTTTAACAGTAACTATGTTATGAAAGGCTTTAGTGCTGGTACTTTAGTTACTTTCTTTAATGGTGAGCCAACACCTGAGAATAAAAGAATAATCAAAGATAAGTTAACAAGCTCCTTAACTGGTGTTGAAAATGCTGGTGAGGTTGTAATTAATTATGCCGACAAAGACGGACAGGCTGCTCAAATTAGTGCTTTAAATGTAGATGACTTAGATAAAAAATTTGAGTTTATTTCTAAGAGGTATCAACAAAAAATAATAGTAGGACATAACATAACTAATCCTGAGTTATTTGGAATTAAACAAGAGGGACAATTAGGTACACGTGTATCGTTAAATGATAGCTACGAACTATTTTTAAATACATATACTAAGCCACGTCAAAAAGAATTATCTAATTTTATTGAATATTTATTTGAACTTAAAACAGGGCAAACAATAGATTTAGAATTTGAAACATTAAAACCAATAGGTTTAGACTTATCTAATGATGCTGATTTAACTCAGGATGAACGTAGAGAATTAAAAGGTTATAGTCCATTAACAGCTCCAAAAGTGGACACGAACGGAGAACCTGTTCAAGTTGAAGCATCTGAAAGTAACGATGCTTTACGTGGATTAAGTGCAAGTGAAAATGCAGACTTATACAGAATTATACGTGATTATAATAAGGGTAAATTGCCAGAAGCGTTGGCAATAACTAGAGTAAAAGCGTATGGTATTGATACCAATGCTGCAAAAGAAATATTAGGAATTGAAGTTGAGCAACCTCAACAATTAAGTAAACAATATAGTGAAGCTGAAATACTAGCTAAGTTTAAAGAATTGGCTGAAGATGATTTTGAGTGCGAGGTATTATTTGAGGAAGATGTACATATACACGATAGCAACGATGCGGTTAGATATGAATTAAAAGCTGCTAAAATGGCTTTTGAAACTATCATAACAGTTAGTGATTTAGATAGTGCTGTTTTAAATGCTATTAAAGGCAATCCAACTTTGACTATTGAAAATTTAATGAAACAATTAAATCAAAACTATTTGGATATCGTTCAATCTTTACAACGTATCAAAACAAGAGGGTTGCTAGTTGAAACAGCAAGTGGTTATGTACCTAATGAAAAGGCTTTAGAAAAGGAAACAGAGCCAGTTAGTGAAACAGAAATTAGAACTGTTTACAAATATAAGTTAGCCGAAGGGATGCCAACAACTAATGCAAAAACTGGCAAACGTATTAAGCCTAGAGAGTTTTGTGCAGACTTATTAGAAATAACAAAGACTAAGCATTATACATTTGAAAAAATAGATAGCTTAAATAATGAGTTTGGAATGAATGCTTGGAGTTATAGAGGTGGCTTTTATACCAATGGTAATACAGGTGAAACAACTCCGTATTGCAGACATATCTGGAGTGCAAAAACAGTTAAAGTAATTAAGAAAAAATGACAGAGGACGTTTTATTTATAAGTCAAGATTATCTAAAAGATAATTCAGTAATAAATGATAATGCTGATTTTGAATTAATCAGACCAACAATTATCATGTGTCAAGATATTTACTTACAACAAGCTGTAGGTACTCCGTTGTATGAAGATTTAAAACTTGCAATAGTTAATTACAACGCTTCGCCTAGCACACCAATAACAACTGCATATAGTAATTTAATTACTTATAAGATACAAAAAATGTTATTATGGTATGTTCAAATGGAAGCCTTACCATTATTAAAATTCCGTTTTGAGAATAAAGGTATCATGGTTAAGTCAAGTGAAAATTCACAGGCTATTGATACAAATGATTTAAAGTATTTAATGGATAGATGTCGTATTAAAGCTGAACATTACTCAGAGCTTTTGATTAAATACTTAATTGATAATAGTAGTACTTACCCTAAGTATTTAGAATGTTCATGCGATGGGTTAAATGGTACTGATAGCGCATACACTACAGGCATTTATTTACCGGATGATTTTAATGATTTAGATTGGGAACAAAAGAAGTATATTAATATGATACGCAAAAGCCATTCAGCATGAAAAAACTAGAAAAGGAAAAACAAATGCTTGAAAAATTAAAAAAGTTAAATCCAATTTATGCTAACATTAAACCAAACAATAGAGATACTAAAAAACTTTACTTCAAAACACAAAGCACTAAATAGCTTTTATTTTGGAGATAAGTGGGAGGTTGGAGCATCGGAAAACATCCAATATCCTTTGCTTTGGTGTTCATTGCAAAATGTAGCAATGACTGATAATGTAGTTGAACGTAGATTTCTTATTGACATTAGTGACAAAGTAAATTTAGACGAAAGCAACGAAAATCACGTTTTAAGTGATTGTGAGCAAATAGCTTTTGACTTATTGAACTACTTAGAGCAAATATCAGATAATGAAAATATAGGTTTAAGAATAAGCAGAAACACTCAGCTAACTGATTATACAGAAGATAGAGATGACATGGTTAGTGGTTTCTTTTTTGAAATTACATTAAGCTCTCACATCTTTGGATTTAGTTGTAATTTACCTATCAATAGCGGAAACATATTTGATGGTAATTACATTTATGTAGGTGGGCAAACAAGTGGCGGAACTACAGCGTTTGTAGTTGAGATTAAAGACCAAAACGGAAATACTTTACAAACATTTACAACTAGCGGAACTTATACTGTAGAAGTACTACAGGAAATAATAGATACAATAACAGGCAATTCATCAACAATTATAGACCCAATTAATTAATGGCACAAGTAGATATAAGAATAGGATATAAAGATAGTGCGTGGTTTACAGCCAATGCAACACTTGTTTTGAAACAAGGGCAACAAGTACATTTATTACAAACAGGGCAATATAAAATAGGTGACGGAGTTACACAATTAAGTGCTTTAAATTTTTTAGGCGGTGGGGGAACTCAGGATTTACAAGATGTAACTGATAATGGCAACGTTACAACAAATGCTATTACAGTTGATGCTTTGGCTTTTGATTTAACACCAACAAACGCACCTAGTCAAGGACAAATTGCTTACAATGGACAAACAGGAGCTTTGGCTTATCTATTGAACAATAGCAATGTAATGTCTAATATAGGACAAACATTACACGCTTATGTACATAATGCTGATAGCGTAACTATATTAAAAGGGCAACCAGTTTATTTATTTTCAGCAAGTGGCAATAAAGCATCTGTTAAGTTAGCATATAATACAAGCGATGCAACATCTGCAAAGACATTAGGATTAGCAGCGGAGAATATAAACGCTGGCAATAATGGAATGATTACTTGTCAAGGTGTTTTGGATGGGTTAAATACAGGATTATATAATGCTGGTGATTCTCTTTATTTAGGAGCAACTGCTGGAACTTTAACAAGCTCTAAGCCATACGCTCCTAACCATGTAGTATCTATTGGGATTGTTGAAAAAGCAAACAACGGAGCTGGGCAAATATATGTGCGTATTCAAAATGGTTTTGAATTAGATGAAATACATAATGTTGATTTGATTAGTGTTGCACCTGTTAATAATGATGTGTTAACCTATGAAAGCTCAACTTCGTTATGGAAAAATAAAACAGTTGCAACTGCATTAGGTTTCACACCTGAAAATATAACTAATAAGTCAAGCTCTTATACATCAAGCTCAACAACTACATACGCTAATACAAAAGCCTTAGTTGATGGATTAGCAACAAAAGAAAATAGTTTAGGCTTTACACCTGAAAATGTAGCTAATAAAGAAAATACAACTTTAGATACAAGCACTACAAAGTACCCAACAAATAATTTAGTAAAAACAAATATAGATGCAAAGGTAACTGCAAATGCTGCAATAACTGGAGCTACAAAAACTAAAATTACTTATGATAGTAAAGGATTAGTTACAAGTGGTGCGGATGCAACTACAGCTGACATTGCTGATAGTGTTGATAAAAGATATGTAACCGATGCTAACTTAACAGTTATTGGTAATACTAGCGGAACTAATACAGGTAACGAAACAACAAGTACAATAGGTACTTTAGTAAATGGTTCAAGTACTGCTACTCCAAACGATGCTGATTTAGTAATGACAGTTGAAAGCTCGGTTGCTAAAAAAAATACATGGACTCAAATCAAAGCATTTCTAAAAACGTATTTTGATACTATTTATCAAGCGGCTGGTAGTTACTTAACAAGTGCTAATATTACTCAAGTAATAACAAATGGCGTAACTGATAAAGCACCTAGTGAAGATGCTGTATTTGATGCTTTGGCAACTAAACAAGGCACACTAACATTAACAACAACAGGCACAAGTGGAGTAGCTACATTAAGCGGTGGCACTTTAAATATTCCTAAATATGTAGATGGTGATTGGGTTGATTATTCAGCAACATCAACTATTGTTGGTTGGAGTAGTTTTACTACTAAAGTTATAAAATATAGAGTAATTGGTAAGCAAGTTTTTGTTAATTTTTATATAGAAGGAATATCTAACTCAACATCAACAACTTTTACATTACCAAATACAGCATTATACGGGTCTATTAATTATCTAAGATTAGCAAACAATGGAGTAATAAGCGAATCTTTTTTTAGGATAATAAGCAGCTCTTCAACAGTTACTTTTTTCACAACTGTTGTAAGTTCCACATGGACAGCATCAGGAACAAAAACGATACTAGGTCAATTCTTTTACGAAATAGATTAAAATTATGATAATATACACAGCAACAAAAACAGAAACTAAGCAACTAAACATTACAAATGTTGAAAGTACACAATCAATAGTTTATATCAATGATGTAATATTTGACGATGTTAGTTTAGCATCGGGAACTATTGAATATCCTAATTTAAGAGTATTGCAATTATCATTAAATAGTGGTGATATAGTTTCCGCAAAAGATAATGATTTAGTAACTTATGAAATATCATGAAACAGTTAGCCTCTTTGGAAAATAAAATAAAATTCGCTACTTTTATCGGCGGATTAATGTCAATGTATTTTGCAATTAAATCGGATATACGAGAATTATATACCGAGAAACATTACGAAGTAGAACATTTGCAATATCAAATAAATGAAATAAAAGCTGATTGCTGCAATGAAAAAAGCAAAGAAAATAAAACAGCCATTCGTAAATATGAAGCTGTTTTACCAACGGAAACTAAATTAGAATATTACTATTAATTATGCCATCAAGAGATTTAAAAGATTTAGATAGTAAGCTAGTAAACGCTTACAACTTAGCAAAGGGAATATACGCTAATCGTTTTCCAAATGAACCTCAACCTTTCATAACTTGCACTCATAGAAGTAACGAAGAGCAAAACCAATTATATGCTTTAGGACGTACAGTAAAAGGTAAGATAGTAACTAATGCAAAAGCTGGGCAAAGTAAACATAATAGCTATCCATCAAAGGCTTTTGATATTGCATTTATTGGATTAGATAAAAAACTTAATTGGAATAAAAAGTATTTTAAAATGTTTGCCGATATTGTCAAAGAGGTTGAGCCATCAATAGTTTGGGGTGGTAACTTTAAAAGCATTCCTGATGCACCGCATTTTGAGTTATGAAAAAATACTTAGATAAATTAATCAGTTCTCTAGATACACACACAAAAGGATTTTCCGCTCGTAAACTAACAGCTTTTGTTATTATTATTTGTGTTATTGCAGCTCACATCAAATGGCTTAGTTTAGCCGATTTTAGTTTATTAGGCGAAATATTAATGATTGATTATGCTTTTGTTGCTGCATTACTTGGAATGACTACATATCAAAATATTAAAACTAATAATAATAATTAGATGAAACCCGAATCCGTAGAAACAAAATTAGTTAGAAAATATTTAAAGGAATATCCAAACAGTTCAAATTTATCACTAGCTC